GGAGGAGTAATCATAGTCATCAAAAAGCACTCTATGAGACTCAATGTGCTTTCTATGTTTACTATAAAATGGACTGGTTGAAGAACGAATTGCTAATGACATAGCGCTGGTGAGATATCGTTCTAATGCTGAGACTTTTTTAGACGGAGTAGTAACAATGGTATACTTCTTCTCTATTGGCTGATTTAGGAAATATAAAACCGTATGTGATACTAAGTCAGTACCCCATTTTTCATAATTATAAGTACAAATCTTTTCAGCGTTGACAAATAATTGATCAGTAATAGCTTCTAATGCGCTATTTACTGTTGCTTCCATTTCAGTCTTAGATAGTGTGATGCCCATTGTCCATTTTTATACGTCGTCAATATACGCTTCCCCCGTTACGTTGCCTAGTAGCCTTTGTTTCTCTCTCGTTTCTTATTGCCTTTTCTTATCCCTTTTCTTTCTCCCTATTATAAATATTAAGTTATTTTTCAAAACGCAGAGAGAGTTGTGAGAGAGTTATGAACAATGTTATGAACCAAAGATATATTTATACATTCTGTGTATAGGATACCATTTGTCACCACCATAAACATGTTTTACTACGATTTTAGTTTCTCCAGTAAATTGACATTTTCTATTCTGGTATTGTATAAATTTTCCTCGTCTTTTAAAGTATGCTCTGGTTTTGTCTCCCTTACGCATATAAACGGTTTTATACTTATTTGGCATCAGTGGCTGACTATTCATTGGTATTCCATCATTTACCGATTTAGACGCCTTAAAACACGCTTGTTTATTCAATTTATTCATTTCTATCTGAAGTTTTAAGCGTTTAGCATTTTCTTCATTTTTAATGATTTTTATTGAACATTCATTCAAAGCATCGCTTCTTAATTTTTAAGCCTTCGAATTCCTTCTTATCAAATTCCAGCCTTTCCTTAAACGTATTACATTTACAACATTTAAATTTCATAACTAATTTTATTTATATATGTCCCTAACATAATAAAGGAAAACCCGATTGCCACATAATTTTAAAAAGTAATTTGGGAAGTTGTGAACAACGTAAAAAAAAGGTGAGGATGCCTCTGTGGGAGCATCCTCTAGACCAAGTTCATAGCAACGTCTTTTTACCTTATCCGTTTAATTTTCTAATTATTCCACCAAAATTTTCTAGTGTATGTCCTGCATTATCAATACAAGCACCATACCACCATGTTTGGTCTTGTGTCCAATCTATAGCTCTTATTTCTACTGGATCTCCTCCTGAAACACCTAAAGCATGTGTTTCATTTGAATCACCTGGTGTATAAACAGCTGTTCTAGTAGCTGATTGTATCCATAATGTTTTTTGGTAATAAACTTTACCATTACCACTACTTTGTGATCCACCTAATTGGAAATCAGTACCTGATGGATATGGATCTCCTGGGGATACATTACCTTCAAACATATTTGTTGTAATATATGTAGTACCTGATCCTCCGGTTTGTTCTGTCATCATTCTAATTTCAAGAACATCTCCTACTGTAAATGTTCCTCCTGCAATTGATGCTGTTTGGAATACATAATCACATCCAGGCGCTGTTGCCTGTGTATATGAACTAGTTGCTGGTGATAATTGGATAGATGTTATTCCTCCTCCACCGCCAGAAGGTGTTTCCCATTTAGCTTTACCACCTGCGTCTACACCAATTACTTGACCTACACTACCTGTGCTACTAGCTAATTCTATTGAACCAGACATTGTTAATTTATTACCTGATTGTATTACTACATCAGTAGATAAATTTAATTCTGCTCCTGAACCCGAAGACCACATTTTAATATTATCTGCTCTACCTGTAGAATTACCACCCATTCCTAGTAAATGAACATTATTACCTAATCCTGAGAATGCTGTACTAGCGAATTGTAACGTTTGTGCTCCTGCGTCTAAAATTTGAAAAGCGTTATATTGGTTACCTAAATCTCTAGTAGTATTAGTATGAACAACCATGTTACCATATTGTACAGGTACTGTAGCTGAACCTAATTCTATTGAATCAGAAGCAAATGCCCCTGCTGCTTGTCCTGCTCTTATATTACCACTTCCTATAATTGAACCTGTAATATTTACATCTCCAGTAACCTTAGTTGAACCAGTAACTCCTAATGAACCAGTTATTTGTGCTGATCCTGTAAATGGAAATGCAGCTCCTCCTCCACCTCCGGCAGCCCATTCAATTCCACCATTAGCATTAGATGTTAATACTTGTGCTGATGAACCAGTGCTTGAAGTAGAATCATATAGATTTACTTGTTTTGAACCTGATGCTCTTTGTATAATAGGTACGAATGATGAACCAGAATACATTTGTAATGCCATCTTGTTATCATCCATTCTTATTGCTATACCTGCATCTGTAGTTGTATTTGCAAATCTTATACTACCTGTTTCAGTTAAGTTTTCGTGTTTATATAATGTTGATCTTGAACCATTATCTGTAATTTTAAAATCACCTGATTGGAAATTATCTTTTGTAAATAGGTATTGTCTACCAGCGTTGAATATTGTATCACCAGTAGATCCTACATCAAATTGGAGGTTTTTTTCTGTTTCAATTAAACCAACTTTAGAACCAGTAAATCTTATTGTTGGTCCTACACTAAAACTATCATTAGCATCATCTTTAATTATAANCTTTGGACTATTACCTGATGAATTTAAACTTACAGTTGATATTCCTTCTACTGATGATGATCCTGTTATTTCAACTGAACCAGTAATTATTGTTTTACCTGCACCATTATTTTTAATTTTAAATGCTGCAACATCAAAATCAGTATCTTTATCTTGTGCTGTTACTTTAAATTCATTTTTATGTTCTGTTAAACTTCCTGTTGTATTTAGACTTGCTGTTAAATTTATTGCAATAGAAGCTGAATTACCATTTTGTAATACTTCTTGTAAATTAACGTCTGAATGTGAAGATGATATAGCTCGTTGAGCAAATGAAGCACTTACAGCATATGACGAGCTTAACGCAGTATTAGCGTGAGATGCACTCACAGCATATGAAGCGCTAACTACTGATTGTGCTTGTGAAGCAGAAATAGCGTATGATGCTGATATAGGAATAAATTCCGTACCCGTAGCTGTTGCTAGTACATTAAATGCTCCACTTGCGGAACGCTGTACTAAATTTTGAAATGATTGACTTATATAAAGTCCTGATAAATCTTGTGCCATAATTATATATCGTATTTAGTTGGTCCTGGAGGTGGGTACGCAGGATAAGCTGAATTTACAATTGGTAATCCTGCTTGTCTTGCTAAGTTCATATATACTGCTCTAGTATTCCTCTGCATTACAATAGGTGATCTGTACTGACTACCATAGTCAGGTACAAATTGGTATAGTAATGTATTTTGACCTAATTCAGGAAACAATGCTAGATTTTCAGTTAAGTATCTAGACAGTTGATCTGCGTAAAATTGTTGTTTGTTAAAAATGCTTTGACGTTTAGCATCATACATACTTCTATCTACATTAACGCTATTTTCACCCCCTGTAGGAGTTAATAATCCGTTATTTCTAGTTCTTACCATTACAGCCTCTGTAATATTATACAATGCAGCATAAACTAATGCCGGCTGAATGTAATCGTCAATTAATGTTGTATACGACCCTGATACACTATTGTTATCAATTTTAGTAATTAAAGTATTATATAGTTTAGTTCCTATAATAGGTTGTATAGCTATATCTTGTGCTTCTCTAATTCCGTTTACCATTAAAGCATCATCTACAGATTCATTTAAATCTGAAAATGCTCTAACTTTTGCTTCGCTAATTAATAATGTAGTTGTCATATATCTATTCTGTTAATGGTGCGTCATCATTTATTTGATCATCTAATTCTTTTTCATCCTCTACATCTGCATCTTGAGATACTACTACCTCTGTTTCATCTGCTTCATCGTATTCAAATAATGGGTTTTTCTGTATTACACCTAATGTTAATTCTCCGTAATTGAATTCTAATAATCCTTCAAATACTCCTAATATACTTTGTTGGAATGGTAATACTACTGTATTTAAAAACAATCTATATGCTGTTTCTATTTCTTCACTATTATTACCTAATCCTGTATTTGATTTAATACCTAAAAGCATTGGACTTGTTATACGATGACTCGTTAAAATTTTCTGTGAAACAACGTCATTTAATGTGGTATAATAATCGTCGGCCCCATTTTGTGGAATAGGAGTTATATCGGGTTTAAGCGACGGATCTGCAACATCCATGTATAACATATTTCCTGCATTACTAGTACCTTCATACTGTAATCTTAACATGTTTTCTATAGCCATTCGTTCCTCATCATTTGCATTTGTATAAGTTGTAATTGCTAATGATGGTGCTAAACCATTTTTAATATTTGATATGTGGAAATTATCTACCTCTTGATCTAAGTCTATTACTTTAGAACCACCTACATAATCAGGTAATGGATAATATCCTTGTCCAGGTCTGTAAGGTGAATGGTATAATAATTGTTTTGGTTCCTCATTTCTACACTCTAAATTAAATGGAGGTAAATGAGGTAATTTTTTATCCATGTCATTAATTGTAAAATCAAATGATGGTCTCCATTCATTTGAAATATAATAACCTGGTATTTTATTGCGATCGCATTTCTCCATAGCTCTCACGTGTGAGAAATCTACGTGATATATCTCTGCAATTTTGCTTCTATCTCTAGAATAAATAATTTCTAAAGCATAGCCTCCGAAGAGTTTGTAATCTAAAGCTACTTTGTTGTAGATATCATTCCATGATTCCCCATCTCTGTTAGCAACTTTTAAGATGTCTTCATTGTCTGTAACTAAACCATCTCCGGTTATAGCTTGTACAATTGAATTTATACACGAAGCGTGTATTGATGATTGATTGTATAATGAAATTAAATATTCTGGGTACTGATTATCAGCTCCAAATTTCATATACTTTGGCTTGTCCATTTCTCCGTGACGATAAGGATTACTTTCTCTGTCAAATCCACTTTTAGCGAATTCTTCCTTACGTTTAATAGCCGAAAAGTTAAATTTTTTATTTTCCATTAGTATTGATATGTGTTAAAGGTACCGTTTTCATTTCCTGATACATAATCTGTTATAGCTGGGTCATTCGAACCTGAAACCCATACTCTTTCTGTATCAATGAAACCACCATCATATTTTCTATTTAGATATTTTTGGAACGTTGCCCATTTATAATCTAAAACTGCAATTGGTTCATTATTATCAGCCCATTTTAGTGCTGTAATGTTCCATATTGCATTAGTAAATTCACTTACATATGGTGATATGTCTGCGAACCATTGCCCACTTGCTGTAGGCGCTTGATTTCTATTAGTTTGTACTAATAACCAACCGTCTCCACCTTGCGTTTTATTAGATATGATGCTACCTGATAATTCCCATAATGATTGATCATAACTACTAGTTAATGAAAATAATGCTTCAGATGAACTAACTTGGTAGTTTACCCAAAGTGCACTTGTATCTGTTCCACTGCTACTGTAATTTAGTCTAATCATCGTCTAAGAATAAATATGTTTATTGTATAAAATAGATATTAAAAAAAAGGGGGTCATTTATAGACCCCCCAATTTTTAAGAATATATTTAAGATCCTACAGTTATACCCGAAAGTACACTTGTTAAGACAGATCCACTTACTTCACTTGCTGGGAATGGTTCATCCCCTGTAAATGTTAGTGTGTATCCGTTTAGGTCTCCAAAAGCTGTCCCCGTCTGTCCAGTTCCACCTGATAATGTCATACCATTTTCTTGGCCCAAATAGAAAAATTGTCCTATTCCGCCGTCTTCAGTACCATTATTAGTTTGAACTATAATCTTTAAGTCTGGGTTCTGTGCAAGAACTTTAACCTGATTACGAGTTGACGACTGTAGTTTTTGGAATGGAGCGTTTACTAC